TGCATCTCTTCCTATGTCTGTTGCGCTAAGCGATAATGAGTCAAGAATCTCTAATTGGCGAGCAAATGGAGCGCGTGGCCGGCGTGGAGGTGTTCTTCAGCGAGAACGCTCAAACCGTGCCCGCGAGGCTTGTTTTGGTCCTACCCAAGAGGACGACGGACCTTGCCCTGTCTGCGGGGTTACATGTAGACGTGTGTGGACCGGAGTTGGGTGTTATCGGGTGTGCTATCATAAATTGCCAGGCAGCCAACAGGCATGTCGTGGGTCTGGATATGCCATCGAACCCCCAGAACCCTATTCTGCAGTCGTCTCAGCAGTGTTGTCCAACGTGCCAGGCCGAGATAACCCAGACTCGGCAGTTGTTGACCAACGAGGCGCACACGCGGCGGGAGGCGGACACCAACCTCAACACCCGTGTCAGCCAGCTGGAGGCGCGAGTCAAGAGGCTGGAGGATCAGGTAAAATCTTTACCGAGGCCTCCAAGCTCTTGAGTTTGGATATGAACCTCGTGGAAGCGCAGAAGCGCTTGGACGCCTACATCAAAATACAAGCCATGGGGCGTCGTAGGACAATAGATCTGTATCGCGGGCTTGTTGTTAAGGCGACGGCCTATTTAGATAAGGAGTGTGGTGTAACCGATCCTGTTGAGCAACAACGCATGGTCGGTGTTGCCTGTGCTGATGCTATGGTTGTCACTGTGAATGAGGAGCTGCTTGAACAGCAGGTCCTCACTCGTTGGGATGACTATCAGCATGCCAATCACATTGCCGACGGATTGCTGCGGCAGCATTCCAAATGGATTACCGCGGCTGCAATTGGTGCCGGCATTGTTGTTGGTGGTGGTGCAGGCTTCATTGGTGGCACACTTGATCGGTGGGGCTGGCGTAAGCTTGGTCACACCATCGCCATCACCGGCATAAGTGCTGGTGTTGGTTTGGGTGCCTTCATTGCATCACATAACCAAGTACCGCGTCCTCTGGCGCGCAAACAATAGGAGGGCCCAGTTCGGCTGGCTGCAGTATGCGCCTATCCAAAGAAGTTGGAAAAGGTGGCTGCGTACAACTGCGGTGTGGTGTTGCCAGTCGGATGGGCTCATGAATCTCGAAGGACAATCGTCCGAATTGTACCACCTGTTGAGGGATTGTGGCCTGTATATACCCATGCTGATTGTATATGTAATGAATATATTTCTGCCACAAACCGAGTTCTTGGTGAGGTCCCTTTACCTACCAAGGCTGGCATCAAAGCTCTTCGCCGTGAAGCGCGCCTTGCCTGTAAAAAGTTAGGGCGTGTGGATGTTTTATCTACCGATGAGTTTGTTGCCAGCTTTACTGGTAGGCGTCGTAGGCGTTATGAACAAGCTGTCCAGTCTTTGAGTGAGAACGCCCTCCGCCGGAGCGATGGCTATATAAAGGCCTTCGTTAAGGCTGAGAAGTTTAACCCACTTGATAAGGTCAACCCTGACCCCCGCATGATACAAGCGCGTAATGCGCGGTACAATGTTGAGGTCGGGGTTTACCTAAAAGCCATGGAACATCGCTTATATAGGCTCCGTGGCCCGACAGGACTGCGTGCTATTGCCAAAGGGATGAATATGGACCGTAGGGCTAGAATGCTTAAGCGAAAGCTTGAACAGTTTTCTGACCCTATTGTGTATTCACTTGATGGCAGTCGTTGGGACAAACACATCACTATTGATGTGCTTTCCATCGAGCACAGTGTTTATGAACACATGTGCCCTGATCCATGGTTGGCAACTTTGCTTTCCTGGCAACGTCGTAACGTCTGTTTCACGTCCAACGGTCTCCGATATAAAACCCTGGGAAACCGTATGAGTGGTGACATGAACACTGCTTTAGGTAATTGCTTGCTTATGTATCTTATGGTTCATGCTGCCGCTAGGACGTTGAAACTTTGTAAGTGGGACCTGTTTGATGATGGTGACGATTGTCTTTTAGTTGTTGAGAGGTGTGAAGAGGCGAAACTCAAAGGGTTGTCTGCTTGCTTCCTCACTTACGGACAGGAGGTTAAGCTAGAGAATCGTGCTGAGTTTCTTGAGGGTGTCTGCTTCTGCCAGACCAGACCTGTCGAGCTAGCTGGAGGGCCTAGAATGGTGCGCGACTGGCGTAAGGTGTTGTCCCAGGGTTGCGCAGGCTACTTCAGATGGACCGAGCCCGGCATGATCCGGCCTATGATGGCTGCTGTTGGACTTTGTGAGTTGGCACTTAACCGTGGTGTGCCTATATTACAGGAGTACGCTCTTGCTTGCATCAGGAACGCTGATGGGGCTTCTGTCCCCAAGGGGTTCTTTGATGATTTATATAGGTATATCGACATCGGTGAGGCGCGGGTTCAAACCGTGACTCCTGATGCTAGAGCGAGCTTTGCACTCGCCTACGGTATCAGTGCCTCTGACCAGGTTTCCATAGAGGCCATCTTAAAGCAGTGGCAGGTGCCTTCAGTCGTTCTTGAAGATCGACCAGCAGAATTGGACCACCGTTGGCAACTTAACATCCAGGCTGACGACCCGTTATGCTGGATGGCGCATAGTTGGCCTTACAATTAACTTGAGGTTGGTGACTGGTCATCACCATCCTGACGAGCTCAGTGGTATTATCCTAGTCGTGCAAACAAATAGTGTAGTACTGAAAAGTCCACATTAATGCCCGTAAAGTACGTAGGCTATCACTGTGCGTTGGTTGTATTGTCCACTGTTGCGCCATGCGAGCCTCGGGAGTTGGGGACACCGCTGTGTGGTTAAAATCCCTGTCCAGGGTGGGCTACCAC